CGATGAGAGCGTTCAGATCAGCCATTAGACAACTCCACCTGGGTAGTAAGCGAAGGAGGATGACGGATCGTTCATGTACGATACACCGCCGCCCCGGTTACCAAACAACGTGTTGAAGTTGGCCTGATTCTGGTTCTGTTGCTGCTGCTGCTGGTACATGCTGCCCATCGAAGCCAGCGCGTTGCCCATTGTGTTGGCTGCGCCCATCTGCCCCGCCGCCATCGACTGGCCCGCTTGACCCATCAGGTTGCCCACGTTGGTGCCGTACTGGCCTGCTTGAGCGGCTTGCCCCGTTGCTGCTGCCTGACCAGACGACATCAAACTGCCAAGCGGCTGAAGCTGGTTGGCGCGGTTGGTCTGGTAGCGGTTGAAGGCGTTGCCGTACTCTTGCGAGGCCGATGCTTGCCGGTAGTCCTCTAGGCCCTTCATGGTCTGGCCAGAGATCAGTCCACCCCTAGCGCCGGCTTGGCGGCTCATCGCCTTGAGACCCTCGCCCAGCCTAAATTGATAGCCGGGGTCTTGCTGGAAGTCCTGCATACCAAAGTCACGGGCGTACTGACCGTACCCCGCTGCGCCAGCGTTGCCGCCTAGCCCCAGCAGTTCCATCAGCCGGTTCTGACCCGTCAGGCCAGCCTGGCGATACGGTTCTGAGAGACGCTTCTGTTCGTCAAACATCTCCTTCTGGAGAGCAGCAGAACGATCAGCAGCAGCGGCCTGAGTGCCTGCGGCGCTCTGAGCACCGCTGCTTGAGATCAGACCGCCCAAGAGGGCGCTGCCGCCCATGAATGCTTGTCCAGCAGTGATGCCGAAAGTCATGCTGCCACCTTTTCCGTTATGTCGCCCAGAAGGCCCATCTCATCGTATGTTGGCGAGATGAGTTCTGATTCTATCGCGTCTAGTTCCGAGTGCTTGGTCATATGCACCGTCACCCAGATCGTGTCTTCTTCCGCGTACACCGCTCGCTTCAGCCCTTCTTCAGAGACAAAGGTGCAGGGCGCTTCGAAGTACTTCTTGCCAAACTCAGTGCTGACCGACACCTTGCCCTGCATGATGAAGTTCAGGTGCTGGTGCCGGTGAATCTTCCCGATGATCAGCGTCCCTTGCGGGATGAACATCTGTCTGGCGTAGGTCCGGCACCCGTACTCTTCGTGCATGGGCGAGAAAGTGTGCGTCAGGGTGCAGTCAGGCAACCGATCCGGCATATCGCCGTCAGCGATCATCTTCTGCATCCCTTCCTGTACGGTCAGAATGTTCTGTCGAAACTTGACTTTCGACGGAGTGTTCTTCGCAATGGCAAAGAACTCTGGACCGTAGGTCACCTTCATGTCAGCATTTCCACTTCTTCAAGGCCAGCGCCTTGCGGGTAGGTTCGCCCTTGGCGTCCTTCATCGGGCCCTGCACGCCGCCCATCCGGGCGCAGAACGAGTCCTTGCGTGCCCCACCCTCGGGCTGCGGCGGCTTCAACCCAGGCTTGCCGGGGTTGGCCTTGTTGTACGAGGCGCGTCCCTTGGCGTTCAAGCCGCCCTCGGGGTTCTTGCCTTCCTTGCGCTGCCAAGCGGGGGTTTTCATACCGAGGTGATGGTCTGCCAGGCCGAGCCAGAGTAGACGCACAGTTTGGCGAGCGTCAAATCAAAGATCACCAGACCGGCTCCAGGCGTGCTAATAGCGTTCTTCTGCGTGGTGGTCATGTTGGGAAACTTTACGCCTTGGGTTGTTGAATTAACCTCAAGTTTGGCTGAAGCATCAGGAGTACCAGTACCAATACCAACTCTTCCGGCGCTAGTAATAACCATTTGCTGGGTGCCAGAGCTTGTGCCGGTAGTGAACGTGATCGCGGTAGGAACTACGCCTGTCGAGACTGCGCCATCAACATAGGCCGTAATGGCGCTAAATGAATGGTTTGACGTTCCGTCTGCCCCTAAGAAACCTATCACCCCTAGAGTGTCGCCGCTTTGCACCGCAGTGGTAGACGTAGCAGTTGTCCCGCGAGTCTTGAGCATCAAAAGCTGCGCGCCGTTGGTAGTGTCCGAATACGCCCGTTGCAGAATATTTGCCGCGCCAGCAGATGCCAACCCGTAGACTTGAACACCTTGAGCGCCTGCGCTGGTAGTCGGCCCACCAACAAGAAGTTTGGTGGTGACATTGACTTGCGGCACATCAGCCGAGGTCAGGCCGGTGATGGTGCCTGCGCCATTGATAGTTACGGTCATGATTTTTCCTTAGACAACAGAGTAAGAGGAGCCAGTGGGGACGGTGATCGATACGCCGGAATTGATCGTGATGGGTCCGGCGCTCATTGCGTTGTAGTTGGTGCTGATGGTGTAGTCGGTGGAGACCACCGCCAAGTTCTCGTACAAGTACAAGTTTGGCTCAACGTAGTTGAACAACTGCGCCACCGTAGTCTGCGAGGTGACGCCTCCTTGAACTACAGCAAGAAGCTCGGCGCCCGTCAGCGGTGTGACCGCTACAACGGGCAGATTTGAAATTTTAACGCCAGCCATGATTGGTCCTTTTTAGACTTGCCACCAGTTGCCGCCGGTGTCGGATAGACAGAAACGCACCACCTGCCCTGCTGTCAGCGCCAAGCTGACGCCGCCAGCCAGCCTGAACGTGTTGGCGCCAGATGCGGAATAAATGATTGTCAGGTTGGCGTTGCCCGCCTCGATGAGCAGATCGCCGTTGCGCCCAAAGTCTGAGACGGTGTTGGGCGTGGCGTCGAACGTCGCCGTTGTAATGCTGGCCGCTGCTGCCGGGGTCACCACCACCTTGGTGTATCCAGTAACCACGATTGCTTGCCCCGCTCCAACTGGCGTCAACGCTGCCGGCTCGGCGTACCGCACCATCTGCACGCTATTGCGTCGGGGCGAAATGGCGCTAAAGTAGTGGGCGTTGTCGCCGTAGATGTCGCCGGCCACCCACTGTCGAAGAATTGGGTAGATCGTGGCACTTTGCTTGAACGAGGTGATGCCGCTAACGTAGAACTGGTCGTTGGTGTCGAAGTAGGATGCTTGCCCGGACGAATACAAGTTTGCCAACGATGGTGTGCCGCCCCCAAGGAACAACGCCCCTATGCCTAGACGCACAGGCTCGGTGCCGCCGTTGGACCCGGTGAAGCAGTTGATAATGGCAGAGTAATTGGTCGCCAAATCGAACCGGTCAATCTTTCCGCCCATGAACGTGAAGTTTCGATAGGTGTTGACCACGCGAACCGCCTCGCCGCCGGTGGTCAGACTGCCCCAACGTTCAAGGTTGCAGTTGAGCAACGTGATGTCAGGAAAATCGTTGTCATCAAAATCGTTTTGGAACCCGTCAAGGTTCGACGGGTTGCTGCCAAAGACGCCCCAGAAGTCACCTTCGTTTAGCCCGTTGCAGGCATTCATCAGAATGCCGCCGCGCAGCCTGTAGCCTGCTTTGCCTGGCCCGCACTCTAGCGCGTAGCAGCCAATCCAGTTGACGCCAGGCCCGCAGGCAACGCGGAACGAGTGGCCCGTCCGACTGAGCGACGACACGTTCATCACCACCATCGAGAAGAAGTGCGGGGCGTAGAACCCATCGTCGCCCGACTCAATGTAGAGGTTCTTCAACTCACCTAAATAGACTTGGCCCGTGATGTTGCCAAAGTCGATGCCCTTGCCGGTGCCGGTGTTGACAATGCCAAAGTCACGGAGAAACGGGCGCAGGTACTGCATGTTGGCTGTAGCCAAGGCGCTGGTGGACAGGCCAACAGCGTAAATCTGGGACTCCCAAGCGCCATCGCCAAAGATTGTGATGAACTCTTTGCTGAGAGTCAGCGCGCCGCTGATCTTGTACCGACCGCCGGGGAGGTACAGCGCTCGCCCACCGTACTGAGTAGCGTTCTCGCAGTAGGCAATGGCCGCTTGCAGCGCGGTGGTGTCGTCCGTAGTGCCGTCACCGACAGCGCCAAAGTCTTTGACGCTGACCACATCGCGCAGCTTGGCCTGCACCGTGCGGCTTGGCGGGCCATTGGCGGGGAGATAGCCGACAAGCGATGAGCCTTGGGAACTGGCAAGACTGGCCTCAAACGCGGTCAAAGCGTTCATGGCGTCTTGCGTGGTGATGTTGTCAACCGCCCAAATCTCTACATCGTTGGAGTTGGTCAGCGTGAGCTTGTACGAGGCCGCGCCCAGCCACACCGCCGCTTCGCCCCGGCTATCGAGGATGATTGGGTTGGTGTTGTTCTGGATGCCAGACGATGTGGTGTACGTTGCCAGCGGCGTGGTGGTGCCAGCAGCGTAGGAGTAGAGCTTCCCCCCGGCCAACGGAATGCCGCCTTCGGTGAAGAATTGCAGCTTTGGGGCTGGGGAGAGGATTGTGCTCATGTTATACCTGTTGTACGGTCAGAATCATCGACGGCGCTTGCGGATGCGATGCGGATGCCGGATAGGTCAAGATTTGAGTCGTACCGTTGTCGGTAATCCAATACAACTCAAAATAATCGTTGGCGGCAGCTTGCAGAATGTAGTTCCAACCAATGACCGTATGCCCATTGATTGCGCCGTGTTTTTCTGGAGTACCAACAATACCAGCAGAGTCGGCTATATTAACGCCATTCTGCCGAATCCATATAGTTACATCGTCAATTGAAGCAGTAGGGTTTGATATCTGCGCGCTAAATTGTAAGTTGTAAATGCCTGCGCGAGTTACAACAATTCTAGACGTTGGCGTCCCAATAGCTATGTTATACGATAAATCTGTCGAGTTGAACGTAATCGCTGTGGCAGTAAGGGCTACGCCAGATTGGGTCGTGGTATCGTAAAACGAACCGTAGGCTTTGTCTGATGCGATGGTAACCGAAGCAGCGCCATTGGTGATTGCAATCCCGCTGCCTGCGGTCAACGTTGCTTTGCCCAGCGTGTTGCCGGCGGTGTTGCCAATCAGCAGTTGACCGTTGGTGTAGTTGCTCTGCCCTGTGCCGCCGCTTGCGACGTTGAGCAGGCCCGACAAGATGACATTGCCAGTGGCCGGCGTGGCTGGGGTCAGGCCAGTAGTGCCGCCAGACCAGGACGACACGCCCGCGTTGGCAAGCGTGATGCTGCCAGCGCCGTTGGTGATGCTGATGCCAGCACCTGGTGTCAGTGTGTTGAGTGTGTACCCAACAGCGTTGCCAATGAGCAACTGGCCGTTCGTGGGAGTGGCCGACAGACCCGTGCCGCCGTTGACTGGCTGAAGGGTGTTCTGGTTTTCGCCGACAACCGCGTACAGCCCATTGAAGAACCGAAACCACTCCGTCGACACCAAGCCTGTGTTGCTGTCAACAAGGGGCACACGCGGCGCCGGGACTTGGGTGAGATTAAGCATTGGTCGGGGTGATGAACAGTTCAGCGCCCATGATGGCGATCTTTACCGGGTCAGTGCCTGAGACCTCGTAGACCCGGTCGCGGAGCTTCTCGGTCATGCCCAGCCTGCGCCAGATGGTGCGGTAGCCGTACTGACCGATAGCGCCCATCGAGCGCCAGTGCTCGTTTGACCAAGTGTGGCCACCATCGTCTGACCAGCGCAGCATGGCTTGTGGGTTGACACCTTGCACCGTAGCTACAGACACGAGGATGTCCTCGCCCGACTCGGTCAGCAAGTCGTCAGACGTAGTGATGGGCGTGACAGCCAGAAGCCCGACGCCGGTCTCGGTGGTTATGTCATCGTCCAATTCTGTGGCCAGAAACGGGAACCCCTCGGCCAGCAGATTCTTCAGCGGCGCAAAAGGATCGATCCCGTTCAGCCCGACGCCAGATTCGGCGTCGAGTTGCAGCGAGTGGTGGGCCGTGCGCTTCAGGTTGTTCTGGCCGGTCGGCAGCGCCCGCCATGACCGCAGCCACCGCTGAATCTGACCGTTGTCGGCGTACACATCCAGATCAAAGGCGTAGATGTTGCCGTTCTCAAAGTCGCCAACAATGATCGTGCCACCGAAATTGCACTGGCAGTTTGACCTGTGCCGGTACTGGCCCTCGTTGCCGCTGGCGCGTTCGTGCCAGGCTTGCACCGACACATCGTAGACCCAAGTCTTGCTGGCAGACGGGAAGTTTAGGACGTAGAAGGCGTGGCCCTCTTGCTGGTAGGTGTAGGCTACCGCGTCAGAGATGTTGCCGTACTGAGCAATGGCGTACTCGATGGCGTGGGTCGAGACCCTGACGCCGCTGTAGCCGTTGTTCTTGTAGAC